AACTATAGCGTCACCAGGACCTTCTATCATGTCAGCAAGACGCAATATCTCGGACTTTATCGATGAATCTTGTGACTTGTGTTTGTTATAGACCTCTTCCACTAAATTCGCCAAAGTCTTTCCGGGGAAGATTTCTTTTTCTAGTTCCATACGATTTTTTTAAATAAATATCACTGGTCTACATTTTCAATATGGTGATCCAAGACCTCCTTGTATACCACCTTAAGCTTCTTTATGACCTTGGTTATTGTATTTGATTGACAATCGGTCATCTCTTTTATGTATATGAATAGAGCTTTTTTATTGAAAATGTCTATGTTTTCCCTTCTTTTGAACACTTCTAATATAGCATCTGCCACTTTTACCTCTTGATCCTTATCGAATAGTCTTGTTAGATTTTCGTCCACATATTTTATAAACTCATCTATGACCGATACTCTATTAATGTCTGTGGATTCAGGTTCTAGTACTAGAGTTTCATGAGTTTTATCTGCGTTGTCTATCTCCTCAACTTGCATTTTAGAGACCATCTTTTTGTAGTTCTTTTGATTATAGATGATCAAATATCTTTTAGCAATAGTGCCAAAATAAGAATAGGCTTTGCCCTTTGACTGATCGTAAAGGTGCAATTTCTGTAAAAGAAAAGAGATAACTTCGAACTTAAGATCTTCAATGTTATCTACCTCAGTATAATAAAACTTAAAAGTGTGAATAATATTCTCAGCTAACTTATAGAAAGCATAGTGAATCTCTTTATTGTAGATTTGATTTGCTACCGCTTGATTAGGAGCAGAACGATACCTTAGAATGGCCTCTTCAGTTTCAGACGTAAAGTAGACGTTCTTAGTTTTTGGTTTTCTTTTTCTAGGTGTGCCTTTTATGGTAAGACCCATATCCACTTCTGTTTCAGCCATTAGTTCTTCTGCCATGGTTTATTTTCTCCCCGTAAATTGTTGAACGCGTAATTGAATTGCTTTAATTGTTTCGAATAGAGATAGCAATTCTGGGTCTGATTGAACCCACATTGTCATGTCTATTTTGTTTACCAACCCGTTAAAATCGTCCATTAAAGAAAGCGTGTCATTAACGAAACTGCTTTGATTAATTACAATCTCTTCTAGACGTTTATTTTTTCTATAAAGATTGTATACTACGGCGCCAATAATAGTGACAAACCATAATACTAGTGCAATTGTTCCTGTCATTTTAATTAAATTTGTGTTTCTACTCTAGAAGCCATTAAATCGGCTTGATGTAGTATGTAAGGTAAATTAGATTTTAATTCAGAGTCAGAGCTATACGTAATGTAGTACGCCTTATTTGATTCTTCGTACAGCCCATCGTGTAATTTGATTGCTAAGAATTCATTTTCGCTAACAGAAATATTCTCTTGCTGTAAGTAGAATAGACTACGATCTGCAATTCTCATGTGAGTAATATTGGTGTTGTACTTAAAATGAGCGCCTTGCTTTTCTACGTGCCAAGAAGAGTCATTGGGAATATAGAAAGGCTGTTCATTAGTACCCAACTTACCAAGGTCATGATTAATTGCAGAGAATACTAGTTCTTCAATAGTATAATCTTTTTTCTGACCAAAGCGCTCCCATACTTTATCCATAACTAAAGAGGCTTCAACTACTCTGTTAACATGTTCAACGTATCCGCCTGGAAAACAGTTATGATGCGATAGTTTAGTGGAAGCTGGACTAATGGCTAAAGTTACTTCTCTAGCTTTGTAAAATTCCAGTAACGCATCTTTTCTGTCAGAGGCAATGTACTTTTCTATGTAACCGTAAAACTTCTGTAAGTTCTCAAGGATCTGTTCTTCTGTTAATTTTTTCATAACTTTTATTTTTTGACTAAGCTTCGTTCTCAGTGTTTATTAAATGTTCAATCTCTCTAAGTTTCTCTTGCATTCTCTCTAAAGTCTCTTTTAACTCTTGTGGAGGACGCAATTGGGAAATTTGGGAATTTTGGTACATGATCATATTGATCATCTCGCTTAATTTTTTAATTACTAGGTTTTTGTATCTCATGTTTATAATTTAATAATTTTTTATCGCATCTATGATATTATCTATCGAGTACATGCCTTTAGTTGATAGATTCTCGGATATTACTTTTATTTTTCCTATATCAGAATGCTTCTCGGCAATATAATATATCTTTCCATCTAAGTTAACCATTGGATAAGAATCCACTCCGGTTATGTTTTCTATGTTATCACACATATTGGGATACTCTTCGCAAGGAATTGCTTCGTACTTAATTTTTAAGCTGTCTAAAGCGACTTTTAGTTTTTTACATTTATCGCAACCTTTTAAAATGTACACTTCTAATTTATTCTTCATCTTCTATATTATTAAATTCGGGATCAAATTCATTCATTAGTACTATCCAAGTATTTTTTTGTTCTTGAGTCATCTGTTCGTAGTACATACTTAGATATAGGTATATTCCCTGTAGTTCGTCCTCTGTTAGCTGCGATTTGTTTGTTTGTTTATTTTCTGTATTCATATAGCTGTTGTTGTTTTCCCCCTGTAGTAGAAGGTTTTAAAAATAACTATTCTACAGGACAAAAAGAAATATAAGTTTTAAGTACGCTCAACAAAGATTAATTTTTTTTATTTGAATTATTTTTTGTATATTAGATTTATGGAGAACGAACAATTAGTTTTGGGGCTTTTGGAATCTGTGTTGGGAAAATCAAAACCGGACAAAAATAAAAAGGACCACGCATTCCATTGCCCTATTTGCAATCACAAAAAACCAAAGTTGATAGTAAACATTTCAACCGGGCAATACAACTGTTGGACATGTCATCCCGCTACGAAAGGAAAAACGCCCGTGTCCTTATTTAAGAAGCTTGGCGTAGACAAACCGCGAATGGTGGAGATGAAAGGCTACTTCTCTAACGATAGAACCAAGATAGAAGACGTAGAAACTGAAAGAGTATTTTTACCTAAAGAATTCATTTCAATGACCGATAACGATAAATCTTTGGAGTATCGTCACGCTGCGGTGTATCTAAAAAGTAGAGGAATCAACGAATACGATATAAGAAAATACAACATTGGGTACTGTAAAACTGGAAGGTACAGAAATAGAGTCGTGATTCCTTCTTACGATAAAAATGGCCAAGTCAATTACTTTATCGCGCGCTCATTCGAAAAGGATCCGTATCAAAAGTACGACGCCCCTTCAATCCAGAAGACAGAAATAGTAGGCATGGAGTACTTTATAAACTGGTCAGTGCCAATAATACTTTGCGAGGGAATATTTGACGCAATAGCAATAAAAAGAAATGCAGTTCCTCTATTTGGTAAATCAATTCCAAAGGCACTGATGTTGAAACTTGTGGAATCTCAAGTAAAAACAGTATATTTGGCCTTGGATAAAGATGCACTTAAAGAAGCATTAACTTACTCAGAACAGTTGATAAATCTAGGTAAGGAAGTTTATTTAATACAATTAGAAGGAAAGGATCCTTCTGATTTAGGTTTCGAAAATATGACAAAATTATTACAACAAGCAAAGCCGTTAACATTCGGTGAGATCATTCTCAAAAAAATGATGGGTTAAACCATGATAAGAAAAATATTCCAAGTAAGTGATATTCACATTAGAAATTTTAAAAGACACGAAGAGTACAGAACAGTTTTCGAGAGACTTTACGACTACATTAAAGCCAATTTTACAGAAGACGATCTAATCTGTTTGACAGGAGATATCGTTCATGCTAAGACAGACGTAACTCCAGAATTAGTAGAAGAGGTACAAAACTTCCTAAAAACATTGGCAGACATTGGAAGAGTTCTATTGATTCCTGGCAATCACGATGCGAACTTAAACAACGGCCATAGAATGGATGCGTTGACTCCTATCGTTAATGCTTTGAACCATCCTAATCTAACCTATCTTAAGAAGACTTGCGCATTAGACATTTACAACAACAACGTTACTTTTTATCACTGGTCGGTTTTTGACAGTCACACCGATTATCCTAAGTGTATTAACGAAGGACAAGACTTTAAGATCTGTTTGTATCACGGTCCTGTTAGCGGCACAGTTACTGAAAGCGGCTTCGGTCTTTTCGATAATGATGTGAAAGTAGACGATTTTGAAGGCTTTGACTTAGTTTTACTAGGCGATATACACAAAACTCAATTCCTAAACGAAGCCAAGACTATTGGATATCCAGGCTCTTTGGTACAACAGAATCACGCAGAGTCTTTAGTACACGGCATATATGTTTGGGACGTTGCAACTAAGTCTGCAGAGTTCGTAGAGATAGAAAACGATACTGCTTTCTATACAATAGAAGTGGACGCTGGTATCTATCAACAGTTACCAAAATTACCCAAGAATCTTTACCTAAGGGTCAAATATAGAAACACAGATCAGTCAGAAATCAAGAGAATAGTAGCCGAAATCAAGCAAGAATACAATGTATTGGAAACTTCCTTGATGAAAATAAGAAACTTCGCTAACTCTTCCAACGAAAATAAGAAGCTTAACGTACACAATGTAAGAGACATTGACTATCAGAACTCAATAATGATAGAATTCTTAAAAGAAAAGTTCGATTTAGACGAACAATCGATAAAGGACATCTGCGAGATAAACAAAATAGTGAATAACTCTTTACCAAAATCGGAAGTTCCAAGAAACTCAATTTGGATTCCCAAGACTTTCGAATTCTCTAATATGTTTAGTTACGGAAAAGGCAATTTTATCGACTTTTCTAACATGACCGGAACCTACGGTATATTTGCACCAAACGCTAGTGGTAAATCTACTTTATTGGATTCGATTGCCTACTGTATATTTGACAGATGCTCTCGCACAACTAAGTCGGCGCAAGTAATGAACAGTAATTCTGACTCATTTAAGTGCAAATTGGTCTTTGAATTGAATGGAGTGGAGCACACCATAGAAAGAAAGGGATCAAAACAAAAATTGGGTAACGTAAAAGTCAACGTGGACTTCTATTATACAGATCAAGACGGTAGTAAAGTGTCTTTAAACGGTAAAGAGAGAAACGACACTAACAAAAGCATTCAAAATGTTATGGGTAATTACGAGGACTTTGTTCTTACTGCGTTATCCATGCAAAACAACAATACAGGTTTTATAGATATGAATCAAAAGGACCGTAAAGACCTCCTTTCTCAGTTCTTGGACATCAATGTGTTCGAAGATCTCTATAATCTCGCTAACAATGAGATGAAGGAGGTCTCCGTTCTTTTGAAAGAGTATCAAAAAGAAGACTACTATCAGTTATTGAAGAAGGCAGAGTTCGATGTAGACACATTTGAGATTGCATTGGAAGAAGCGAAAAAGGAAAAGTTAGCCATAGAAGCCAAAAGAACTTCAACTAATCGACTTATTCTGAATAGAACCACTGAATTAATTCCAATTGACAACGATATTGTAGACATAGAAGAGTTAGAAGGTCAAAAGTCTACCATAGAAGTCGGTATTAATAAGCTGACCTCATCTATTAAGCTTAATTCAGATCTTATAGATTCAGTGGATAAAGAAATAGGAGAACTTAACACGCAAACTGTACACGATAAGGTAATCAAAGACATAAATTTAGAAGACTATAGTGTAAAGCTAAGAAG